AATGCGGATAGTCTATCGCACTGATATCCATTCTTTCCTTTACGCAGTTCTACCCGGTAAAGAAAGTTCAAGTGCTTACATCAGTATAGAGGACTTTAAAGTACTAGTACGAGCCGTAGTACCTTCACCTCTAAAAGAAGTGTTACTGTCAACCAACATAGACTAGTTTGAAAAAGGGCTTGACAAACCACCAAGCCCGCGCTAAGATAAAAGAACACCGAAAGAAACACCAAAGGATATTATGAAACTCTTAACCGTAGTAAAAAACATAGTTGCAACCGTAGTCCTAACTAACATCACTCTGACCGGCTGTAACAACCTTATCAATGTAATGAACGCTATACTTCCAGAAAGTAAAGCACCAGTCGTAACCGAAGTCACACCGCCTTACAGAATGGTACAAGGGCTTAAGGTTTACGCCGACCCTAAACTAAATGACGTCCAAGGTCTTGACCGACCTGCGTTACCTGGCGAAACAGGTATGGAAGTCATACCCGAATATGAAACAGTGAATGGTCGTTTGGTAGTTGTAGAGCCAGCGGAAACCGTCGAGTCTGTAAACATCGAAACCTTAGGTGTTCCAGCTACTGCAACCTGCGAGTACTACTCTAAGATGACGTTTTACACGCTAAAAGAAGCGCCATTCCGTCTTGACCCAAGAGGTGGTAACTCGACGGTAAGTGCCGTAGTTAAAGAAGCTTGCGGTGCTAAATGGAAAGGTGAAATAGATATGACAGGTTTAACACAAGAATGAAACATTCCGACTTTACAACCATTACCGTAGTTTACGGTCTTATGATAGGTTTATCTTTCTTAACATTCGTAACCGCCGTTATCGTGTATAATGAAAGAGAACCCAAAGAACAGCCTCCTCAATGTCAAACATTCTTTAACATTTAACATCATGTCTTATTACGGAACATCACTCGGAATGGGTTTAGCTGGCGAAAGAACGGTCAGAACCCTCTTAGAAGAACTAGGCATCCATACGGAAGATAGTTCAAAGTACGAAAACATCATGCAGGACATCGACTGCTGGATAACAGTTGGAAACCAGTTTGAAGAGATAGGTGTCACTCCCGGAATATATCCACTTAGTATTAAAAGACAGGAAAGTGGTTGTAAGTATAAGAATATCGGTTTTGAACTATATCAGCAAGAAAACCCAACAGGGGTGAATGACCTAAGGACAGATGATGAAAGATGGCTACCAGTAGGTTGGTTTAACACCGGAGTTTGTCCCATCTATGCCATCTTACAAGGGACTAAGGTTAGGGTGATGACAAAGGTGGCTGTGTTACACTCTATTAAGACATTCGGATGGTTACGAAAAAGACCCTTGACAGCCGCCATCAGAAATGCTATAAGTAAGTCAGCGAGATACAGCGATGCTATCTGCGGCTACCTAAATACAACAGACGTTCACCAAGTAGAGTACAACCATTATGACCAAAGTAAAGTTATTATCCGACCAACTGCACCTTCAAGTCCTCGGACGTGTTCCTAACCTTCCCTCCGATCGGGAAGTTCGGGAGATGCAAGCAAACTGGAAGCTATCCGGCTTACAAGACGCAACAGACGTTAGTGCCAATGTTGAACTTCCTTTACCATCTTTTTGTGGTTTAGCGGCTGACCTTCTAGAAGACGCGTCAGCCATCGCAGACGACTATATGGCACGTTTAGACAGGTTATCTGCTATAACACTTGTGAAGCCTCCTCAAGGCATACCCTGTAACCAAAGCGGTTGGATGCGTTGGACTGGCAAGACTTGGCAACACTGTCAAAGACCTGCCGATGGCTCGACAATGGTAGCCGACTTTGAGACTGTTAAAAATGGTGTACACTGGTATCCAACCACTTGTGTTTGCTATGTACTTGACAAAGGTTGGTATGTATGGCAATGGGCTTCACATTCAGACCTGGTAACAAGTGTCAGCATAGGACAAAACCAAGTCATAGTGGGTCATAACGTACCTTACGATAGAAGCTATTTCAGCGAGTCTTATCGCGCGGATGACTCTAACTACTATTTCGACACAATGGGTGCATTCATAGCCGTCCGAGGCATGTCTAACCAACAAATAGGAGCTTACAAGTCGGACTACTATTCGGCATGGAGTGAAGAAACAGCATCTAAAGGGTTGGCAGCCGTTTATAACTTCTACACCAAAAAGACCCTTCTAAAGACAACCCGTGACAACATCATAACGATGACTCCAAAGCAGATGTGGGTTTACATGCCTCAAGTACTGCCTTACTGTCTAGAAGACATAATGGCAACTCATGAAGTGTTCACACATGTCTATCCGGAGTTAAAGATGGCGCAACCGTCTAAGACTTCCTTCAGTGGTCAGATGCTGTTAGGACAGTGTTGGCTACCTTTATCCACTAAAAGGTTTCCAGAGTACTATAACAGAGCTGAAACCGTATATAACGAAACAATGGCTTCTGTGCTTGAGGACATTAGGTTAGCTTATGAGGCATTTAAAGCGGAATATGGCTTCATAGCTGACGAAGACATACCTCAACATTTACAATGGCTAGACTGGACTAGAGGTTTATCAGGTAAGACTAAAGGGCAACCTAAATGGCTTAGAACTATCAAGACAGAAGATGTCACAATGGCATCTAGGATAGCCGTCGCAGTACTTAGAATGACCTATAAGGGTTTACCATTGTACTGGGAGAAACACCCTACCTTAAAGACAGAAAGTGGTAAGCCATGTGAAGGTTGGAGAACGACTGAAGCCTTCTTAGACAACTTTGAAGACGCGGATAAGGCTCTATCCTTTTTATTCTCAGAGAAGCTAGCAAAGGCAGGTTGGTTTGATGCAGGCATCCTTGATAGTACTAACCCTTTACTACGTGAGACAGTTGCCAAGGTCATAACCTGTGTAAACTGGACAGGTTTGAGAAGTCGTGTTGCAGCTATCAGGACAGAAAGCCCAGAAGGTTTCCCAGTCTGTGTACCAGCTATCGTTACAACCGGTACTATCTCTAGAAGAGCGGCTGACAGTACTTGGCAGTGTGCCCCTAATGCAAAGAAAGGTCGCATTGGGACTGAACTAAAGACAATGATAGAAGCACCTAAAGGTTACAAGATAGTTGGTGCTGATATCGACGGACAAGAGGCATGGATAGCTTCACTATTCTCTGACACATTGATGGGTTATTGCGGTTCCTCTTCCTTTGGCTTAACGATGTTAGTTGGCATCAAGAGTCAGAAGACAGATGTTCACAGTGTTATAGCCACCTTAGCCGGAATAGGTCGTACCTTAGCTAAGAATATCTTTTACGGTATGCTATATGGTTTAGGAGCTAAGGGCGTCTTTTCATACATCAGAAAGTCGAATGCAGCCTTTACCGATAGTGAAGTGCAAGAAAAGACTAACTACCTTATCAGAATGGTGAAAGGTGTTAAGAGGAATGGTAAGTGGGTAGACGGTTTAGGTTCTGATAGCTTCAACTATATGGAACGTTTAGTGTCAGATGCAGTACCTAGAACACCTGTCTTAGGTGCAGCGTTATCGCTATCCCTTTCAACATCCGGCAAAGACTTCATGACAACAAAGATAAACTGGTGTATTCAGTCTAGTGGTGTTGACATGAGAGACATCCTATTAACACTTTGCAACTACTTCTTCAAGAAGCTGAATGTGAAAGCCAAGCTTCTAATGCCTATTCATGACGAAGTACGTTACTTAGTGCCAGATAGTGATGTTAGTGGTGCAGCCTACGCCTTACAGCTTGCACACCTTTACACCAGGGCTATTTACATTGAAGCCTTTGGTTTAGATGGCATACCTCAAGCATGCGCATGGTTTTCCGGAGTAGATGTTGACCATGTATGGCGTAAAGTGTCTTCACCTGACCCAGCCGAGAATGGCGATGACAATGCGGAAGCTATAACACCCAGCCAAGATGCTATATTACCGTATGGTTATACATTAAACCCATCTGAGATAGAAGTGCCATTTTAAGAAGGTAAGAACGTACCACCGGGAGAAAACAGACCCTCTCCCGGTCATCCTAGAATGGTACACTAGTACTAAGAAAAAGAATGTTATGTACTTTTATGTCTTTTTGGTAAACGGTTGAAAGTATGTTAGAATAAAGGAAGAAAGAGAGAGAGAAAGAAAAGATGTTACAGACAGCCACACCGCCTAGAAAGTTTCAAGGTACACCTAAAAAACCTTCAGAGTTAGTTACATGGTCAGAAAGTCTACTTCGATATAGCACCTTAGTTTGGAATGAATATGATAGCCTACAGTGTCCTTCTTGCGTCTTACCTAGTCTTGTTACTTACAACGTTAACCCTTCTACATTCTTAAGAGCCTAAAAATATGTTATTGAAACCCCTAGAAAATGCAGCCAAGGTTATTATCGTTAGCGGTTTATCTCGCAGTGGTAAAGACACCTTAGCCGACCTAACCGGTTTACCTATCGTCAAGTTCGCAGCGCCAATGAAGCGTGCCTTTGAAACCTTCATGTCATTGCCAGTTGGTTTCCTAGATAGTGAAGCGCGTAACAACCACGTTGTAGATATCGTAACCGGCATCACAATGGCTTACACCTATCTAGACGTGATGGTAAACGCCTTCAAAGTTTGGAAGTCCATTCACCCACATGGTTTAGCGTTAGGTGCTGTTGAAGCATCTTGGCAAGGTCTAAAAGCTTTCGTGTTGTCAGACCTTAGAGCACCCGAAGAAGCTGCCTTGGTCTTGAACCGGTTTCCTCAAGAAGACATACTTAACATCGTAATAACCGGTCGTGGTACGGAACTAGAGTCAGACATCCATTTAGCGGCTAACGGTGCGAAGTTCATAAATAAGGTCATCCTAAATAACGATAGCACTTACGACAACTACATCGACTTGATAACGACAGTAGCTTTACCAGCCATCACCAACTTTATAAAATAGGGAGCCGAAGGTTATGTTATTAAAGATGACAATAGAACTCGAAAGTGACATAGTAATGGGTTTGATAGCAGATAGTATGGAAAGTGGGTTTAACACAGTCGAAGACTTCGCAGCACACCTTATAGAGGGTTACGTCTTAGACATCGACTATGAAAACCCAGACTTCTCAGAATGTGAAGGAGGTGTATGTAAAACACCTTTACCTATCTTACCGGAGGATGAAACAGAGAACTATTTTGTAGCACCTTGGACGGCTTTGTTACCTACCTTAGATATAGAAGGTAGTCCGAACTGAACAGGGGTTAAAGGGTTTCCATTTTGTCTCACTTCAAAGTGTAAATGGACGCCCGTTCCAACACCAGTACTACCCATAAAACCAATAACGTCACCCTTAGCAACGGTGGCGTTTTGTTTGACATTAAAGCCTTCTAAATGGGCGTAACGTGACTCAAAACCATTAGCATGTTTAAGGTATATAACGTTACCATAACCGCTCTGAACCGCAGCAATAGTGACAACACCGCTTTGACTGGCGATGATAGGTGCTCCACGTACACCACCGATATCAGTACCTTTATGATGGCTTGAAGCACCAGCAGTAGGCGAGCGACGGACACCTACAAGAGATGTGACCGACCCATTACAGGGAACAATGAATAAACCAGGTGTTGCATCATTAATAAGGTTAACAACGGCAGGGGTTGTGGTTGGTGAAACAGTAGGTTGTGTGATATCTAATACCTCTACAGGACTAAAACACTCGATAGTAGTAGTACCATCGGTTGTATGGGTTACTTTGTTGATAAGCCAAACCCGGTCTAGGTACTCTGAGATACCTTTAGTTCTAAGTGCGGATAAAGGTGTTAATGTTAACATAGTGTCATCAGTAACAACAGAGAACTGAGAAGGAAGACCTTTAACCCTCTTAGTTCTTTGAACATTTTGAAGTGCTTTTATCTCTTGACCTGGAAGAAGCTTACCACCGATAGGAGCTTTAGAAGGCGTAGTACCTGTAGCATCTTTAGCACCTTTAGTAGGGTCAACGTCAGGGATGGTTTGAATAACCTTACCAGTTAGAGGGTCGATAGCGCCCTTTACTTCTCCGGTTAGAAGGCTATCAGGCTGTTCATAGGTATCATCGGCACTAATAGCTTTATCCTTTACAGCCCATTTTAAGAGGTTCTTACCGACTTCTAAGACGATAGAAGTGTCTCTTATTTGTGATAGCGACTGGATAAGAATAGCACCAGGTTCTTCCGAGATAAACAACCCAGAGCGACCGGCTTCCCTTTTAAGGAGTTGATAGTCGGAGATACCGGTTTGTTCGACGACAATAAAGCTAGGGTCATAAGCCGCTTTATAACGGACTTCAATGCCGTGAGTGCGACCAACCCTTTCTGCGAGTGCTGAGAAGGTTAGACCGGAGATAGCTTTAGTTCTTTTTCTACGGTTCATAACCCATCGAAGACCTTGACCTGTCAGTGTAGTCACGCCGCCATTGTCGACTTCCGTCCCTGTGTGAAAAAAAGTCATCTCGATGGAAAACCACTGAACTATCAGCATGTTACCTTTGACAACAGGTGTTGTTTCTGTAGCACTTACAAGAGGTGTGACGGATGTAACAGTAGTTGGCACTGCATCAGGTTTAGTCGACTTTATGAGAAGTGTTGGGGTTTCCTTAGGCTTCTTCTCGGAGGATAATGAAGCAACAGCCTGCGCTATCAAAGCGGGTACTTCGGTCTGGTAGCGCTTAAACGCGTTGTTATAGGTTGGCATCTGAGCCGGAACTATACCGTTAATAACCCTTCTAGCATTATAGAAGTCGGTACCTTTCTCGTTGATATATCTAGACAGCTTACGACCGGTGAAGCCACCATCACGCATACCTTGGACTAAGACAGGGATAGCGACTGGCAGTTGCGCCATAATGTCAGGGTTCTTTACCAGGTCAACCCCTAATATCTTACTCCAATAAACATACCGTTCCTTGCCAGTTGTTTGGGATAAACCACGACCACGGTAGGTAAACCCATCGCCAGGGTTAGTGTTACCTAAGCGACCTTGATAAGACTGTTGCGCAGCACTGTTACCCCATATCTCTATCAAGTCACGTCCTTTACCACTTTCGCCGTCAGCAGTCGCTAAGACATACGCTATTTGGTCTGGAAGGTTTAGACCACTTCTAAGACATTCTTTCACTATTGCCAGTTTGATAGTGTTCCATTGCAAAGAATAGCTAAAAGGTTTACCAGGGTCATTAGGGATATCCTTAACCGCTTGGTCGATAGCTGGCACATTAGAAGGGGTTATAGCTGGTTCAACCGGTTGCGGGACACCTTGGATACCACCTGTTGCCATCGAATGTTTTATCAGGTCATTAGCCATCTTATGGTTTACATCTGACAACCTTAGAGACAGGGCTGTTCCGCCTTCATTCGCCGCAAGTGTTATAGAGCCACTTAATATGTTTGAGAACTCATAAGGTAGTCCTGACATTCTTACTGTGATATTTGGTACATTCATATTTCAGTGTTGACAGTTATGATAGTCGTTGTTAGTATTTAGGAGTGGAAGAGACGCCACCTAACACTACTCTGTTATAAAGGACATTCATGAAGACTAGAACTACAGTTTACACCGGCAAAGAAGTCACAATAGGTTATATAGGTATATCTTATGTAGCAGCTAATGGAGCACGTAAGTCGCTTATCAATAAGATGGATAAGGTACAACCCATAAAACTGACGGTAGTAGAGGATGATGCGACAGTGACAGTCACATTCCAATACGAACACATGTCTAAAGAATGTACTGAAGTGCTAAGATGTCAGAAACTTGGTAAGTTCTTGGTATTCGAGTCGCCATCCCTGTTTATGTTCTCTTGCCTCCATTTAGCTGGCACAACCTTCTATAATAACACTAACAAGGCTTTTTACATTGCAAGTGCTAAGTATAAGACAGTCTTGAAAAAGATGGGTGTAGCCTCATATAAGAGCCTATATCTTGAAGTGATAGCACTGAACCCTTTACTAGACACAAACTTCCTGTTAAAGAATATCGAAACACCTTTACCTGTGAAGCCACCTAAGAAAGTTGAAAAGACAGATAGTGTGAAGTACCTTTCCGAAGTGTTAAAAGGTTGTCCAACGACGACTGCGAGCCATAGAGCTATTCATAAGCCATCAACCTTACCTACACCTTCTGAGACGACTAGCTATGGTATGAATGTTCGGAATGGTAATGAATGGTTAAGTGCTACACTATCGTTACAAAGGTTAAGACCCATTCGAGAAGCTGAGACATTCTTCTATCCCGAAACTAAAGCGCAATATATCGCTTTCCTATTGATGATGTCCTATACTACCCAGTTCAACAGTTGTATGTACTTGGCAACACATGACATCACGCTAAAGCGCGCTAAAGCACTATTGACAGTAAAGGCTTTGACATCGCCAAGAGGTTTGGACTGTAGTGGCGGCATCTATAGTCTTTGGAGCGTGGATGACTTCCTAAAGGGTCTTATAATGCCTTTCTTCCAACTAGGCGAAGATGGTTTGGTTGAGAAGCGCTTCACAGTCTTTATGACCGATAAAGGCTATAAGGTGTCAAATAGCTATAATATGTCACAGCTTGACATAAAGGTAGGTAACATGTTAATAGATGGCTCTAATGGTGAACCTGGCACAGTATGTTATGAAGGACGGGCTTACATGAATGAACCTAACAGACTGTCTCAATATGTTTATAGCTAAAACACTTGACAAAGAAAAGAAAGTTAGTTAGTATTTAGAGGTAGGCAAAACAGCTTACCTTTTCTCATAAAAACAAAGGACATTACATCATGCTTAACAACTACGACTACACCCTAGATGCCTTCCTAGCTGACTCTCATGATATTCATGATGCTTTGATAGCCGAAATAAAGCTAAATGGCAAGAAGGTAGTTCTAAGCGACTCTGGAAGTGTTTGGTGCATAGGGTCAGGCTCACACATTTTCACTGGGTTAGAAAGTGAAGCTTACAAGTATAGAAACCACTTAGTAGTCACCTCTTACTATACCTATAAAAACAACATCAGTCAAGTTACAGCCGTTGATAGTCAACACCTGTTCTTCATTCATAAAGATATAGCTATATCAGCTATAGCAGTTGTACCCAGGTCTGTAGCGAGTCTATCAGGTCTTGTCACCCATGTTTACCATAACCTCTTTAAGCATGGGTTACATCCGATAGTGTTGTTTCTCTTCCAAAAGCCAGAGAATATAGTAAAGAAAGTGACAACTTTGAAAGGTCGGTTGGCATTCACAAAGCTAAATAAAGTGCTAGAAGGTCTTACAAGTAGAAGGGCTGTACTAGAGCCTTCCTATGGTTTACCGGTTGTAAGAGACCCAGAACCCAGTCCTAAATGTAAAGTGTTCGAGATGTTGTCAGCCATCTTGAAAGGTTGTGAACAGGTTACAGTCGAAACCTTAGCTATCAAACCGCCAAGAGACTTGGTTTTCCGTGGTGACTATTCAGAGATGAATATAGACCTCTTTGTAAGGCGCTACACGGAGCAAGCGGGACAACAGGTCATAAAGGGTAGTACCAAGCTTTATTACACCCCAACGACTGCGAGACAGTACAATGCGCTATGTCTGATGCAAGCCTTCACACCACACTTTAGAAGTTGTCAGTACTTGCCATTACAGTCTTTCACTGTTGAAGGCGTAGAAGCTTTCCTAAATGGTGACGACGCCGAAATATCTGACTTCTTTAGCATGTTCGACTATCTTCCTTTACAACATTTAGACTTTGAAGATAAAAGCACTTTACGCTACTTCACATTAGACAGTGAAGGTTATGTCAAGAGTCGGTTCCATCTTTTTTATGATGTAAGCCTTCTCCATTATGTTGCAAACAACTATTACAACATGGAGATACAGTGCTTTAGAATAGCAGATGTCATTTACATGCCAGGTAACGTTAGGCAGTATAGAGGAGAAAGCTATACCAACATCATTCCGTGCCCTCCGACAGTTGACAACCTTGAAAAGAAAAGAGACAGAGAAGACCATGATGACCTATTCTACCGGAGAGAAGTGATATTAGGTGTTATGAATGGTGATGATGGTGATGAACCTTTCTAAGGCGCAGGCAGTCCGCTCTAAAGAGTCCTCAACGATGAGGGCTTTTTTATCGCTATTTGACCACTTAGGACTGTTTATACCTAAAAGAATATTTCAAATACGGTTGTGACGTGGTTGTAAACAAGATAGAATATAGAGAGTGGGAAAAGAACTATTGCGGGATAGGGAAAAGAACACCATGTTTGAAGTGAAGGGTATGCGGGTACTCAACACTAAAGACATTCTAAAAGCCACTAGGCAGGACGACTATCTTAAACCATCCTTGACTCTGTGGGAAGTTGATAGGAACGGTTTAACTAGTCCTTTACCCTATTGGTTATGCCAGAAATATTAGTACCACTTCATGCCGGACAGATGGCACTCCTCACTGACGACCATCGCTATAAAGTAGCGGTAATGGGACGTCGTTGGGGTAAAAGTCGTAGCGTGACATATAACCTTATTCTTAAGGCACTAGGCTTCAAGGGTAAGGTTGACCCTGTTTCACCGGAGATGGTATTGGGAGCTTTACCAACGGCAGTGCAAGCCAGAAAGATATTATGGAAGCCATTACTGTCTTTGGCAACGACAACCTTCAAAGACCACTTCGAATATATTAACCGCTCCCAAATGCTGTTAGTTCCGAAATATGGTAAACCTTCTATTCAGATAGTAGGTGCGAACGATAGCAATGGTGACGGGTTACGTGGTCAAAGAATATACTACTTCAGTGGTGACGAATATCAAGACTTCAATGCTTCGGTACTGGAAGATGTTATCATGCCGGCAATGGCTGACACGCCTTACAGCACCCTAATGTTGACTGGGACGCCAAAGGGTAAGCTAAACATCCTCTACCATGCCTTTATGAAAGAGCTGGAGGATAGTGACTGGAAGTCTTTCACGCAAACAACTGCCGATAACCCTCACATCAAGAGAAGTGAGATAGCGCGCATGAAAAAAACCATGCCACCTCGAACATATCAGCAAGAGATGTGTGCTTCCTTTGTCGAGTTCCAAGGTAGGGTTTACACGGAACTAACGGAAGAAAACCTATTACAGAATGGTAACGCCATTGAATATTCACATTACATCGCAGGGTGTGACTTCGGAGATATCAACCCGGCAGTAGCCATATTTGGCGTTCATAAGAATGTCGAAGGTGAAGAGTCGTATGTTCTCGTAAACGGTTGGTATAACCAGACAGAAAAACCTATCTTGTTTGAAGACTTTATGCAAGTTATAAGGTCGTTAAATAACCGTTACCACCCTAAGGTTTTCCTTTGTGACCCTAGTCGCCCTAGCCAGATATTACAGATGCGGGCGGATGTTCCGGCGATATCAGGTTACAACCCTATTGCGGAAGGTTTATCCCAGGTTCACAGTTTAATATATCAGAAGCGGTTAGTGATATCAACCACAGTGGATGTGTTACCAGGTTTCAAACCTTACGCCGGTAAAGAGGCATATAGCGAGCTAATGGCTTACAGGTATGCTACGGCGAAGGATGGGACGGTAACACAGGTTATAGCGCCGGGTCAAAAAGACCACATGACAGACGCCATTCGATATGCTATAGCGCGGAAGAAGCCTACGCTTTAGACGACAGAGTATGGTTAGCAACACGAAAATAGGACTATGCCATACTCTTCAAACCCATTACTAACTAAGCTGCCTTATGAGGGTTATCAGACTAACGAGACTGTCATAGCTTTATGTGCTTCGGTAGATAAAGACTATAGTGACTTGGCAACCTTGTTACAGTCGATGACAGCCAACCTAACACCGTCGACAGCACCTAATAGCTATTTGGACTATCTAGCGTACCTAGTCGGTTTTAGTGGTGCATACTGGGATAACGGTTGGTCAGATAGTGTGAAGCGCGCATTCATAACGGAGGCGCATTCTTTATGGCGTAACAAAGGAACCGAAGCCACTATTCGTAAGGTGTTAGGTTTTCATGGTATTCAGTATGACCTTTGGATGCAAACCAACCTAACGCTACCTTTTATCATACCAGGTTTGTTCTCAAAGAAGAGCCTTAAATACTACATCAGGTTACCTATCACATACGCACGTGTATCGACCCAATGGCGTGAGGCGGAAAGAACGATAAAGAACTTCAGTCCGGCAGTGGTAGAAAGTAAGGTATGCTATGAAGCGTTTATTCTCGGTTATTCGGTTTTAGGAGAACCTTTATTTAGATAATATGCCAAACACAACCATCACGGCTTCTATCCGTAAAGCGGGGGATACGCCTGTTACCGGTTACATAAACGTAACGTTATCCCGTGCAACAGTCATCGACGACTTAATGGTGTTACCTTCCGTCCAGAAGTATGACTTGGTAGCCGGCAACGTTACGATGACATTAGCGGCTACAGACGGTGTAAACGTCCCTTACATCTTTGAAGTGGTAGAAAGTACCGCTATACCTATTGACAACACCACTATACCACCAACGCCAGCTTACACGGAGTTGGTAACGTTAAACACTTTCACGTCGATAGTACCGTCAAGTATGGTACCAATATCTTTAGACAGTCTTAGTGCGACTAATGGTATCTTCGAGGATAACAGTGACGCATCGTTTGTTGCGTTGGCTCGGAGGCTATTTTATAACGATAGTTTCTGGTTTATCCTACGCCAAAACCTCTTCAATGTTAAAGGTGTTTTCAACATTGCGACAGCTTACATTCGGGGTGACTTGGTAACGTTGGATGGGTCATCGTTCCTAAATAAAAGCCCGGTTCAAGTGGTAGGTGTTTTGACAACCGATACAACCGTCTGGTTTCCGATGGGAGCGCGGGGTGAAACAGGTACAGGTACTTCCGGAAATAACCTGGCTTATAACGCAACAAACTGGCTAGGACAGCTAGACGCCCCAAGTCGGAATGCAGTCCGTAACATCGTCGAACTATTGGCGACTAAGGCGGAACTGTCAGGCTATGCGCCATCGACAGGTGCAACCTTGACAACAGCATCTTTGAATGAAAACCCGGTTGCAGGTAACAACACGACATCGATAGCGACAACAGCCTTTGTCCAAAGTGAAGTGGCGGGTATAAGGTTGGCAGCGTTAGCAGTCGGTTCAGTCGTAGCCTACGCGGGAACAGTGGCTCCAACCGGTTGGGTTATTTGTGATGGTAGGTTGTTAGATAGGTTATCTTTCGTAGCCTTATTCGCGGTTATAGATACAGTCTATAATAGAGGGTCAGGTGGTGAAAACACGCTAAACTTCCGAATACCAGACCTACGCGGTAGGACGATATTCCAACCGGATACGTCAGCCTTTACCGGCGCAGCGAATAGGAACTACTCGGCGACTAATATCGGCGTAGGTACGGGTAATAGTAACAGGGTGTTAACAGTCGGTAACTTACCAGTACACAACCACGGAGGCGTAACCGCAACACCAAACGAAGTGGCATCCGATGATGTGGCTTTCAACTATGGTGGTGGTGGTGTGGCAACACAAGGTGTAGGTCGTGTAACATCGACAGGTGGTCTTAGCCGCTATAACGCGCATACACACGATATAGCAAACCAAGGTAATAACGACGCGTTCAATATGATAAACCCATGTCTTATCCTAAAC